GTGTTAATACTTCTGCTCTCTAAAGTATGATCAATGCTTCCCATAGGAAGACATCGTCCACTTGCTGGATCCTTTCTGTGACCCTCCGGACATTCCTCATTCAAATCGATAGCAAATTCTCTCAGCTCTGTGAGAAAATCTATAGGGTTATTTCCCTTTTCTGTTTTATTATTGTCGGTCATTTTCTAATGGCCCTCCGTTAACTAGATTTACTTGGCTTTTTTGGCTTTGTGTTTGGTGTTGTGGATTTAGCGCGGGGCTTGCCACGTCCTTTTCGAGGACGCCCCTCACTAGGAGTTCCCTTAGGAGTTCTCTGAATATCCTGAATATTCTTTTGCAGGGCTTGAATTTGATCCTGCATATTCTTCTGGAAATCCTTAAGGTCTGTCTCTGTAACTGTGGTAGGCTTACCACCTGGGGTACCGTCTGAGGTTGGGGGTGCTCCACCGGGTATAACCTTAGGATTATACGGGGAACCAATTATTCCAAGAACACCTGCCTGAACTGCTGGAGATTCTTGAAGCATGTTTGCGTACTCATTACTAAAGTCAAATCCCAACTTTTCGATACCGGTCTCGTAAGAAATAATTCTTCTATCAATCATACCCTGAATAACACTCATCAACATAATTTCGTCTTTCAAGGTATTCTCGTCAAATCTAACCTTGGGATAACGATCGAAACCCATTGCAAGTGCAACTTCTTCATATTCGTTATCTATCCATCGTGTTACCACACGACGTGCGTAGTTAATTTCCTCCGCAAATGCCTTGGTTGCTGCTTCAATTGCTTTGGCGTTACCTGCAACTTCTCCATCTATAAGAGCACGAGTAACACCCAGTGCTTGACTTAGATCATCATTAACCTGCTCAAATTTACCCTGACCTAAAATATTATCAATCTCCGGAAAGGTGATTTTCTCCACATCCAAGGTGTGGTTCCACACAATATCAAAACTCTTACTGGAGGTATCGAATAACTGTGCAATGGCCTCCAACTGAGACTGATCCGTTACAGGGTGCTCATCGTTACCGATAGTTACTTTAAGAATGTAGTTGGTGATACCGTCTAGAGTAGAAAAATCAGCTTTCTTCAATTCTTCCTTGTAACGAATATCATCCAACGCTCTTGCTAACTTAGGCTTAGGGTACCTCTCGTAATCCTGTCTACGGTAGTCGCATTTTCCTACGAGTTCCGGTGGAAGCTTAACAGGCTTATTCTTGGCCACCTGCTCCTTAAGTTCCTTCGGCAGACTATTAACAAAAGACCTCTGCTCTTTAGTCAGTTTGGAAACATTTTTAAGCATTTTTCTAAGCTCTTTAAAAGCTTCAGGCTTAAGAAGTGTCTCCGTCTGATCAAACAGCAGAGGTCCTTGGATAACTATTAATCTGGGATCTAAAATTGTGTATTTCAAAGGAACAAAAGATTTTGACCAAATTTTCTTAGCAGCACCCCACTCCGTACGTGCTTGTAAACTTTGAAGATCTGACGTTGTGGAAAACATACTCGCTTTAGCTACATTCTGTACGGTCTTATCGAAATCTTCCGGCTTTAGTTTAGGCTCAAACTTACCTGCTATTTTAAGAGTTCTAACCAATCCTACTCTAAAAAAATCAAAGAAAATTTTCTCTACTGTTTCCTCAAACCCAATCTCTCGTGTCCATGTATCATAAAATAATTTGATTGCAGGATCATCTATATCATTCTTGAACCCTTTAGCTGCGAAATTAGTCAAGGTATCAATAGCAGTACCGACCTGCCCTTGTGAGTGATAGGTATTAATTGCTGTATCGTAAAGCTTCTCTGGGCTTGCTTGTGTTACTTGCGGCTTACCACTAAGTAGATCAATATCTACACGTCTAAGCCAGTCTCGGGAAATGTTACGACCTCCCTCCCAAAATTTCATAGGGTTGGAGTCACCGTCTTTACCTGTAAGAAAAGCTAATTCTTTAAATTTACGACCTTCGGGTCCGACTTCTATTTCTAACGAATGCTGTCCGGGAGCAACTTCCTCATGAGAGAGGACTTCTGCATTCTCCAGACCCTCATTCAGTTTATCTTTAACTTCTTCAGACATCTATCTCCCCTTCTTCTTTGGCTTAGGTCTTAAAACTGCAGAACTACTGGTGAGTATCTGACGATTATTTCCTATAGACTGAAGTAGACGATCTCTAAATCCTTCCGGATCTTGTGCGATTTCCATCTTATCGCGGATCGCCTTGGGAATAGTACCCCCGAAAGCGTCTTCGATTGCTTTACCTTCCGGATCACGGTGACGTCCCCTCACCACCCCACCATGGTGGATGATACTATCTGGTAAACCTTCGGTCCAGATCAGGTCGTAAATACAACGGGCAGCTAACATAAACGCAGTATACAAGTCCTTCTTCTGCTTGCCGTGACCTCCTCCCTTAGGTACATCAAAATGGTGTTTTCCTGTGGGGGTCTCAGTCAGTTCTATGGACTGCATCTGGTTTTTCATGTCCCGAATAGTATGCCATGATTCTTCTTCGGGAATGGTACCGTCTGAAAGGGCTGTTAGTTTTTCGCTCTGGGGGACTGCTGGAAATAGAAAATCTCGATGCTCTAGTAATCTCAAAGCTGCAAAATTGGATTCCGAAATGAAATCGGAACTAAAATTACACATCGTTAAAATATGGCGACCTGATTTTAGTTGATGGACTTCGTCTTCGGGATCTAAAAGGGGACCAGCTGCGTGATTGGTGGGGTTCTCCGCAAGGATATCTTTGATTGCCATTCCACCACCCTGTGAATCCATGTAGATGTGGGTGACATTGAAAGACGAACAAAGATCTTCTATGGTCTGTGCCATTTTTGGGAAGGGTTGTTTTTGTATCTCCAGTGCGTGAACAATTTTTGCAGGTTGACCGATCTCGACTACCCCTATTGCAAAAGAGTCCTCACTACGAGCAGGATCTATACCTAAACAATACGACTTTCCTACAGTTCCCACAACCTGAGTTGAGAAAGAAGTGTTACTACACGCCTCCAAAAGAGACGCTTTGTAAAATGCATCCGTGTCTGGAATAAAAGCGGCCTCGTACTCCATCCGGAATTCAAGGCTGGACATTTCTCTTCTTGCAGACTCAACATTGTCTCTATCAAGGAATCCGGGAGGTAGTAGTTTGTAGGGAACTCTAAAAGCTGCGTACTTTTTATTACCCGCTAACATTTCGTCACGGTAAACCTTGTACAAATCATACATGTGGTTGAATGTAAAATAACCGGACGATGTTATTATAATTTGGTTAGCACTACTCTCAGAGTCCAACTCCTCTTGTGTAATTAATCCTTTTTCGAGAAGAGTTTTCTGACGTGCTATGCGTTCTACGTTCTCCATAGGATCAGCAACGGTAGCTGCCATAGGTCTAATGACCATGTTAAAAATCTCGGGGGGTATATGAGGAAATTCATCACATATAATAGTAAAGAAACGTGAACCACGAATCTTAGTACCGTCACCTAGGGGAATAGCTTGTACCAGAGAACCGGGCTGACCCGACACTGATTTAAATCTGATATAACAATTGTCTGACTGTTGGGTGGGTTTCTTCTCGCAGGCCTGCCTCAGAATTGGGGACCTTTGGTATAGACGAGAACATTCGTCAAAGATGAGCTTTGACTGACGGAAAGTGGGAGCGATAAGCCCTACTCGATGTCCGGGATACAACATACCTTTCAAACATGCTAATACTGCCTGAAGAAACGTTTTACCCGCACCACGACACATGATCGCCATGACGTAGTTCCGAAACCACATAGACCGCAAGACTACTTTCTGAATACTCGAGAGTTTTATATTCAGTAAGTCTTCTGCGGCTATTTCGGGATATTTTCTGTAGAATTCAATAAGCTCTGCGGCTGCTGAGCTGAACTCAGGATCATCTTCAGTCAACGTTAGTATCCATCGTCTTCCAGGACTTTATTTAATTTCTCAGACGTCTCTTCGACTTCTGCGAGAAGTGCTTCAACCTTAGCTCGTTGTGCGCTCTTCTGAAGTCTGTCATAATGGACTATTAAATCAACTATATTGACATCTGAACTAGACCTGGTATCTTTTCGATCGACTCTTCTGTTAGATAGATTTTCCTTGGCTGTTTGTTTACGCTTGTAGATCTTCTCGAGCGATTGCGATACTGCAATATGTGCCTGAGGGTCATTCTTTGTGGCCTGAAGTAATCTCATCTCCATAACATCACTCTTGGCTATTTCAAAAATGTCGTCTACGTCAGCTGCGGTGGGTTCTTCATTTTTAAAATCGGTCAAAAACTGAATAACTATCCCCGTAAATCTCTTCTTTTCTGCGGGTGTAAAAACTCCCCGTTGGGGCATAAGTTTTTTAATTAAATCCGGGCTTAATTTACGCCCTGCCGTAATTTCTTGGGCATGTGCTTCCTCTTCCCCATCCTCGCCAAAAAGTTCAGGAATTATAGGTCCATCTTTTTGATACTGCTTTAGATTCTTACGGCTGTTAGCGTTGTTAAAATTCTTACTGCTAGGATCCTTTTCTGCCTTCTTGTCTAAGTCTTCTTTATCTATTTTTGGTTTTTTGGCCATAAATGTTCCTATACGAGCGGAGAACTGAAAACATAACTCACCCCTTATTATATAGGAAGTAAGTTAATTAGTTGGAAATTTCCTGAATAATGTCAATTAGATAGCGGTAAATTCGCGAAATCTTCGGTATTGAATTTCTTTAGGAATCTTACCGTATCAATCAGTTCAATCATTGCATCTTCTTGTGCGTATATAGAACTACTGTCATATTGGTACGCTAAGCACATTTGTGGCACATCTTCCAGGTGGGTAGTTTCGATATATCTACGAATATCCCTAAGTTCCTTCTCGGATTTGATATTACGCATTGCGCGAAGCAACTTAACTTTGTTATTGTCAAAAAAAGCACTGTGTCCTGGATATTCCTTTCTCATATCTAAAAAGCGCTGCAAACACCTGCTGTCTGAATTGTGACGACTTTCAGACAGTGCGTATTTATGTGCTTCCGTCTTAGTCTTCCCTGTCATAGAGGTGCTAATCTTCTCTTTTGTTTCTTCTGAATGTTCATAGCCGGTCTTACGTCCTCTTTTCATTTTAGATATCCTGTACTTTGATGTTTTGTAATTCGCTCTTGTGCTCTACAGAGTCCTCCTGGAAGACCATATCTACCCCCTTACCAAGAAGCTGAGCTTCTACTCGAACCTTAATTACATCCCCATCAACAGATGTTACCTTCGCGTCAAAGTCTTTAAATGGTCCCTCGAGAAGAACCACTGTTTCTCCAATCTTAAATCTACTAGTCTTAATCTCGGTAAGAAGCTTACCCTGTGCTTCCTCCATTGTGTTTATTTCTTCTTCACTCACCGTCCCCGCATAAGTCGTTACAAAAGGAGACTGGCTCATCTTATGAAATACCTGGTCGTGGTCGTGGTATCTAACAAAAAGATATCCCTCATACAAGGGGCTGTCCTTAACTCGGATACCCTTCTTCGTCTGATACTCCTTCTTAATCAGGGGATAAAAATACTTATCAATTTCGTGAACATTGTCCCGTATGTGTCCGATAACGTTACTGTATCTGTTTCTTTTAATGACCCAAGAATGCCAACGCTTAGTCTCGCACATAACAGTCCCCTTTGTTGTAAAGACA